CGCTTTCCCCTGAAGTTGGCGAAGTACCGACTCCGATTGTTCCACCTCCAACCTGATCGTCACCTGTGTTTGCAGCTCCTTGAGATACTCCTCCCATTGCTCCCATGTTTGGTTGTTGACCAGTGGTAGGAGCAGTTTCGCCTGTTTGTCGTTCATTTAATCCTCTTAATATATCTGCAAATACTGCAGCTTCATTCATGTCGTTTACTAATTGATCAGGATCTATGTCCTGTGATATTGCTAACTCTCTTATTAAGTTTGGTATTTTAATAAACGGAGCTAACATAGGATTTGTAACAGTTTGTAGAAGTGTAGTCAATCTTTGTGTACGTACTTCTTTCTGCATAACTGCTGCAGATCCTTGTGGTTTTATTTCAAGATCACCCACAATATCTTGTTGTGCTTCATTAAACTGCATATTCCATTGAAAGAAAGCTTCACCCATTGGCTTGAGCATAAAGTCATCAATATTCTTTATTACAGTTTTTATAGATAATCCTGCTGAACTAAGTAGCATACTTAATCCTGCAGCAGTACGACCTGTACCAGTAACACCTGTTTGTCCATGTGTTATTGATGGTATACCAGTTTCTTCGTCTGCTAACTGTCGTGCTGTTTGAAACATCTGTAAGTTTTCTGGTGCTGTGTTAGGAAACTTTAGTCCATTGACTGCTGTGCCTGTAACACCAGACTGTCTTCTAAATATTTTTCCCGGAAACACTTCCATGCTTTGTCCGGGTACTAATTGTGTTTCATCAATATCAAAGACCATATTACCTGCAAGAGCTAAGTTATCAATAGCCATTCTCATATGACCATTCATAAGCAACTGTGCATCTTCCATGTTCTCTGCAACACCAACACCAAACAAGTGATATGGATTTATCTCATATGGCACAGCTTGATAAGGTATTCTGTCTGGAGTAAATGGATTTATCATGGCACGTAATATCATATGATTACATACCCAAATATTTACAGATACAGAGTCACCATCATCATTTGATTCTGGTATATCTATTCCTGCAGCTTCAGCCATCTTTCTGTCAAGCACACCCCAAAACTCAAGAACTTCATATCTGTTTTCACGATAACGTAAATCGTTTGCTTCATCTGAATACAAACTACCTTCATATCCTCGCTCAACATAGTTAGGTCCTCTAGAGATACAATCAGTAATAGCTTCCTTATCAAAGAAAGGTTTACCTATCAATCCACGCATTTGTGATCTGTTAAATCTGTGTCGTTGTATTACATACTCACAATCATTAACAGAAACAGCAGAAGGATCTGGATAGAAATCCCAACAGGACACAGCTTCTATTGACGGCATTGTTTTATCGTAAGGAGAGTATGTTCTTTCCTCACCAACACCATTCCAACGATGAACTGTTTTGGTATTACTAAAAGGTCCTTTGATTACACCTGTACCAAGAAGACAAGCTTCAAACAATGCGTGTCTAAATATATTTACAGCATTGCTATCTACTAGCTGATCTTGTATAACTTTCTCCATGTTAAGGGCAGCCATTGCCGCAGGTTCAATCTGTGGTTCACCCATCTTTGCTTTACCTGCAACAAGATTTTCTGACTCACCAAACTCTGTAGAAAGACCACCAAGAAAAGGTTTTTCTGGTAATGTAGCTTCCAATGCACCGGGAAGTAGTTCCATACCATCACCTTCAAAACCTTCAGGACCTATGTTTGGTTGATCCTGTTGTTGTGGTTTTTTAAGATGAGCAAACTCAGCTATACCTTCTGGCTTTGGTGTAGAAGTGACAGATATAGGAAATCTTTTGTTAGCAAATAGAATATCTATTATTTGCCCATACGCAGCAAGAACTTTAACCTTTGTTACTTTTACAAAGACTTTACTACGTTCAGAAGATCTGTATTCTTCATTCTCTGAACCACGATAGTTTTTGTACGCATCAAGCCATCGCTGTTCATCAGAAAAACGACCATTCTCTGCATCCTCAAACTTATCGTATATGTAACCGATCACTCCTTCTTCTTCAGAGATCTCTAGTTCTTGCTCCTCGTCTGTTTCTCCAGACTTCCTTATATCTACCATTTACTTTGCTTCTTGTGCTGATGATAACTCGCCTTGCATGGTTTTCATTCCTGAAAAGTCCATGTTGTTGCCATGAATAGTACCTGCGTTAGGTGCATCCTGTTGCATAGGACCTTGAACTGTAGGACCAATAAGCATTGGATCTAAACCTTCTCTGAATAGATTGTTTCCATCTACAGGGTTCATATCGCCTTGCATAGATTTCATTTTATCAAATTGCATTTTATTCTCCTTTAATTAAAAAGATTACTCATTTGAGTCGTTAGATTTGGTTTGTCAGGAGAAACTTTACTTCTTGCTTTAGCTTCTTCTGCAGTAGGAGCGACTAACTCTCCTGCTGACTGAATGTTTATTCCAGATACTCCCGGTAATACATTCAATAAGTTTAACGCTGCAGGTTCAGGTATAGGAGATACTCCTGATGCAAACTCTGCTCCTGCACGTTTTAATCTTAGTTGTTTTAATTGTTCATCTGTTTCTTGACCTGTAACAGCAAATGCTTCTTTAGGTTTTGCCATGTAATATCCTGCAATACCTGTACCCACTGCTGCTCCAAGAAAAGGTATATTTTTACCTAATAGTTTTAACCTTTTACCTAAAGATGGTTTAACTTCTTCTGCTTGAGTTTTAAAATCTACTGTAGGTTCTTTTGGTTTATTTGTATTTCTTTCTAAATCTTTTATATCAGAAGGTTTGTTTTCAAGAGATCGTTCTACTTCTTCTAACTGTTCTGGTTGAACTATATCTTCATCAAAAATTTCTTCTGTAAATTGTTTTTGTAGTAAACCTTGCTCTGTAGTAAAAGCACCTGTTTTTTGTCTTTCAGAAAGTAAATCATCATAGTATTGTACTTGTTGTAAATTACCTGCTTTTTCAGCTTCTGCTCTAGCTATTTTTTCTTTTGCTGTTAATCTTGCTGTTTCTCTTTCTACTGCAAATTCTGATTGTTCTGGTTTTTGTCTACCACGTATTACATCTAACAAAGATCTTTTTTCTGGTTCAAAGGGAACTGTTTTAACTGTTTTTGTTAAATTTTTCTTTTCAAAATCTAAACCTTTTTTTACATCATCAGTTGAACCTTCTTTTCTATCAAGGGTCATATTATCTTGATCAACTACGCCAAAATGACTTTGTAAACCAGATACTTGATTAGAAATGCTTGTATCTTCAATAATAGAATCTATAAATTCTTTTTGAAATTGTGCTGTAAGTGGTTTGTTAGAATAAGGTGTTTGAACAAAATATTTATTAGCTTCAACTTGAGATTTAAATATATCTGAAAATCTACCTTGAAACAAAGAAACATAATAATCATACTGATCTTTGTTAGGTCCTTGATAACCCATTACCCAGTTTCTTGCAGCTGAAGCAAAGAAACGTCTTAAATCGTGAGCAGAGAAATAATCAATTGTCTGTCCTAAAGTAGGACTGTAAGATATTCCCGGTATTTTGGCAATACTGTTAGCACCAAAAAGCATATTCTTTAAAGTAAGATTTGCTTTATTTGTTTCATATGAGAAAGCTTCAACGGTCTTACCACTTTCAGGATTAAAATAAGAAAACAGTTGCCTTGAACCATTTCGTCTTGCAATCTCTGATCTTTTATCTAACATCCTTCCTAATCTGTCATCTATATTAACAGACAAAACATTACTCATTTTTGTAACATTTTGAGGAAGAAAAATCTGATGCACATC